TAATACTTCTGGAATCATGATGTTCTCACTATCTGGAGCTACAGCTTCAATGCCTTTCATACCAAGCATATTTATTGCTAAAAGATCTTTAAGTGAAGATACAATTAACAAATAAGACTTGTCATACTTTAGTTGTTCACTACCTTGAATGTAATCTCTAACCTTTAGAAACTTATTATCTTTTGATTTAGGTTGATAGACTTTGTATAAAGTACCATCTTCTTTGAAATAACCATATAGATATCTTGTTTTTATTGTCAGAGGATAATTTCCATTTAAATCAGTCTCTCTTGTAAGAATATAGTGATCCAAAGGAATCACATTATATTTTTGCAATTGACCAGATGAAATTTTATGACCAGTCCAGTACTTCTCATCAAAGTTAGTCCAGTGTCTCATTTCATAATCAGTAATTTGGTATCTTCCTTGAGATCTAACAGTATAGTTTTGAACATACTTATTGTTTGTCAGATATTCATTGTAGTCTTGAACTACCTTAAAAGATGCTGTACCTCTAGTGGCTAGATTAAATAAATCTTTAACCAAATCTAGGGCATCACCACCTCTTCCAGAAGAAAAATCTTTGTATCTATAATTTGCTCTTGCATCTACATAAATACACATTGATGGAGTTTTATCTCTAGGATTGAATGCTGAGTTAATTTTTATGTCTTGACCAGATAATCTCTCATCTAATTTTAAATAAAACTCAAATATCCATTCTCTAGGTACATCAACTACATCAGATACTATTGTTTTTGTTGAAATCATATCTTAAATTTTAAAAAATAAAAAGGGGCCATCACTGACCCCTTCTATTAAACCAATAAAATATTAGTCATCTAGATTGAAATCAGAAGATGTTTTTGAAGGAACTGAGAAATCATTATCATTACCAAATGATTTAACTTCTTTCTCTTCCAACTTCTTTAAGTGCTTAGACTCATCATACTTCAAAACTTTACCTCCCTCAATTTCACCGTAGGCATATTTATTACCTTCGCCTTTAGGAAGCCACATGTCATAGTTAGTATAACCACTTTTGCTTTCATATTCTTTACCAGCAATACAAAATTCCATGTACTTATCTGTAAATGGAGCATCTTTTGCAAATGCTTTGATAAAGTCTTCAATTGTGTCATGTTTGTCATCTTGAGCAACAAACCAGTCATTAACACCTAGACTTTTACACAAATTCTGTAAGAAGATCAATAAAGATCTATCTCTTTGAATTTTAACACCAGACTTGGTTTCACCATCTGCAAATGCATATTGACTTGCTTTTACTCTACCAATCTGTCCTGCAAAGTGACCTTTGCTTTCATCATCCTTGTCAATCATAAACCCTTCAAATCCATCAATAGGTTGAGTCTCCACATGAAGTATTAAATGCTTAGCATTATCAATAAATTGATAGTCTTCAAGTGTGATTTTATTAATTTTTAAAACATGATTACCAGTTTGAATTGTTTTTGGTAATCCGGAGCCTCCTCCTGTAGATAAATCAGTTGTACTTAATGCCATTTTTTTTGTTTTTTAATTGTTTATACATAAATTTTGTCCCAGTGAAATGTTAATCCACCTTTCTCATTCATTTCAGAAATTATTATTTCTTCATTTCTCAGATGTTCTGGTCTTGCACCACATGTGGTCTCCTCATTAGTCTTAAAACTTAAAATAGTTTTATTACCTTTTCTGAACATATACCCTATTGCATCTGCATTAGCACAAATTAGAGATTTAATTTTACCTGTCAAATCAATGTTTGCAGACATAACCATCTCACCCTTATCATCAACTACCTTGTCTTTAATATGACCTGATAAAATAATATGGGGTGCTAAGGTATCAATAAAATCAATAACTTGGAAGAAAGCTTGACGAATATATAAATATCCTGCACCATTGGGCAAAGACGTTACATTATCTCCATCATAGTTTTTTCCCATTGCAGTATTTCTATAAAGTTTTACTGCTAGAGGCATAATCATTTCTTCTAATGCTGTTACTGTATCTACAGTAACATACTTATAAGGTTTACCTGCTTCTTTAATGGCTTTACCAGCTTCTTGAAGTTCAGAAAGATTACTAATAGTGATCTTTAAAGCTTCAACATACTCACAACCATTTTCTAAATCAAGAATTAAATTATTGTCAAGACCTGCATAAGCAGTTGTCTTTCCGGTTTTAGGCTTTGAATAAATCACAAGTCTCTTGGGATTCACTCTAGTAGCACTTACTTTTGTTGTTGGCAATACTATACTCATAATTCATTTTTTGCTTCTGTTATCAAATCATTTAACCATTGCTTATCACTTACGGGTTTTACTAACATAATTGCAGCAAAATCTTTAAGAGAAATGTTAGCTAAGGTAGAATGTACTTCAGGAACTGCTTCCACTTTTGGTGTCTCAGATTCTCCTAATGATAGATCACCTTTCAAATACTCACCTTCAAAGTCTGGGAACAAAGACAATGACTTTTGTAGTTTAGGAAGTTCATCCGCTACAGCTTTCAATTGCACTTCATTCTTTCTCTTCTCATATAGAGCATAAGTAATCTCAGATCCATCTTTAAGAACAGCAATTAGTTCTGATACAGGCACTGTAAAAGTATGGTATGTTTCACCCTTAAAGTTTACATTTTCCTTTTGCTCATATTCTTCAGCAAAGTAACTGTTGTGCTTGTATTTAAATAATTGTCTATCATCATACATAGGAACAACATCTACATCAGCTCCATTACCATCTTTGATGTTTTCATAGAACTCAATGAAGATATCATCTTCTTTTGATAATTCAGATTCAAAAAATTGAACTTGTCTTCCATATTTGCCTTTTTGAAAGAACGCTGTCTTAATAACAAAAAATGGATCATTTGCTTGTAAAGTTCTAAATGTTGGCATGTGCTCAACAAAAAATTCTTTCTCTTTTTCTTTTCTAATACTCATAGATTAATTTTTATTTATATTTAACTTGTTGTGACTTGGGGTGGAGTGGGTATTTCAACAATTCTCATGGTTCTTCTATCAAGTTTGAAGAATGCAATTGCTGTTAAACCATTTCTTGATTTCAAGAAGTGAAACACCAACATATCTTCATCATCAATAATAAACTTCTCAGGTCCATATTGTCTTATTTTCCTTATAGAGGGTTTATTAATCCCAAGAACAACATCAGCATGTTGTAATAATGCATCCGCACCAAATAAATCAGAATCTAATACATAGTTACCATAAACGCCATTCAGCTGTCTTTTGGGATCATCTATATTTCTGTTGAGTTGGCTTAGTACTAAGAAAGCAACCGGGTATTTTTTCTTCATAGAAGTCAAAGCTTCTCCTAAAGCATACAGTACCTCAAATTTATCCTTCTCTCCTTTACCTTTTCTAAATAATGCTGAGTGATCTATTGCTATTAGCATATTCTGATATGTACCATCTTCATGTTTGTACTTTTCCATTTCATAATGGACAGTAGCACACATTTCATCAACCGTACATGCATCATAAACTACATTTATAATATCTTGCTCCGCACTCTTTTTGTAATACTCAACACACTTATAGTAGATATCAGCATCAACTGGACCACCTTTACTCATCAATGTATTGTAATCAGCACCTGTATTCAGACTCAATTTTCTTATTCCACTAGTTTCATCTAGCATTTCCATCTGGAACTTTAAGATTCTAAATGTATGGTGTTTGTTTTTCTCAATTATATCTGAGATTAACTGCTCCATAAATAAAGTCTTTCCAGTACCCGGTCTAGCACCTACAACAGTGATAGTTCTCCACTCTAATCCATCACAAAATGCATCATTAAATTTGGGCCATGCACTTTGCAGTGACTTCAGCTGGCCTTTTCTTCTTAATTTCATTTTGATAAGACCCTTCTCTAAGGCATCTCTTTCACTAACAGGCACGAGCGGCTTGGCTCCATTAAATAAATCTGACATTTTGTTTTAATTATTTGGTTTAACATTGTAGTTTCATAAGATCCTTTCCTTGAAATACACTACTTCATCATCGGGTTTATCTTTAATTAACTCACAGTATGTTGCCAAATCTGATTCAAAAGACTTATCTATATTTTGCTTCCTAGTGAAGTATTGAGCAGTCCTCATAAACTCAAAGTCATTG